AGACAATGTTGTCGGTCGCCGCTGCCGTCGTGGGTGTCGCCGTGATGTCGCAGTTCGTCGGCACTGAAAATTCGATTCGCATGGAAGGTCCAGATGGACACGAGTATGACATGCAGAACCTACCCAATAAAGAGGAGGCCGTCAAGCTCATGTCGAAGATTCGAGCGAATCTTACCAAACTGCGAGACACGTACTCGGCGGAACCCGCCTTGATGAACGACCCGCCGGTTGCTCGTTTTGTCGCACGGTATCAGCCCGACGTGTTCTCGGAGAACTCAATGGCGTCCGCCGACACATCGTATTCAGAGAACAAGGGACAACGGATTGTGGTCTGCTTACGCGACAAGACCAAGCCGCCACAGTATCCGTTGATTGACCTCAACACCATCATGTTTGTGATGCTCCACGAGATGGCACACTTGATGACCGAGACAATTGGACACACATCGGAATTCTGGGGAAACTTCAAGCGAATTCTGCACGATGCCGTCAAGGTGGGAATCTACACGCCTGTCAATTACGCCCACCGGCCAATGCCATATTGCGGCATGGTCATTTCGGATTCTCCGCTATAATCATTTACATATTTTCGGACCAAATGAATAAATGGGATACGACCACTCCAAGATATACAGGCTTCTATGCGACGATGGACATTACTACTATGGGTCCACCATTGCAAATCTGAAATCTAGGCTTTGTGGCCACAAAGAGTCGTCGAAGACAATGACGTCCAGGTTATATGTTCATATAAACTCGATTGGATGGGACAAAGTCGAGATTGAACTGATTGAAGCATTTTCATGTGCAAATCGCACAGAGATACGTATGAAAGAGAATGCGTATATCTTAGCGGCAAAGGACGATCCATTGTGTCTGAATACGTTGCCCGCGTATGCATCCGATGCCGAGAAACAGCAGCGGGCTGTAACATATTATGAGACCAACAAAGACACCATATTAGAACGCAATCGCAATTATGTTGCAACCCACAAGGAAGCTGTTGCGGAGAAACACAAGGAATACTATGAAAAAAACAAGGAAGCGGTTCAAGCAAAACACAACGAATACATTACCAATAACGCAGACGCAATTAAAGCACAGCGTAAGGAGTTCTACGAGAAGAACAAGGAGCGACTGTGTGCAGAGAAACGAGCGAGACGATTGGCCGACCCCGAAGCGAACAAGAAGAAGGCGAAAGAGTACCGCGATAATAACCGCGAACGGATCAATATGCAGAAGAGAAAGGGCTATAAACGCGACGAAAAGTAATACCCATAACCAGTAATGTCGAAGACTGTCCCCGTCGCAGGAACAGGATCGAGTGTGACGTTCTTTGAGGACGATACACTGGAAACTGTGCGTCAACATATCGCGGTTGCGGTGAACAGCCACCCTGATCGCCTTTTTATTGAGGTCAATGTCCATCTGCCCGAGGACCATTACGAAGACCCTCGCCACTGGGATGCACTGTTTTTGCGTATGTCTGTCGACGGAGTTCGCATCGACACCAGCTTGTTCAAGGCATACTTGGAGCAGCACCGACCGGGAACGCGAGTGAAGGAAGGACCGTGGTCTCGCGAAGACTGGAACAGCTATCCTGATGCACTCTCGGAGCTGAGTTCACCGGGTGCGGGGTTCTCGGAGTGGCGGGTGTATGGTGTAACGGGTGACCGCTCAATTGTGCTTCCACTTCCTGCGAAGGAACTCAATGGTCTGCCGTCCACCCGCATTCCCATTGGTAACCTGCAGTTGCTGTTTGAGACGCTGTACACGGATGTCGTGTCCTTCCGGGCCACTGAGGTGGGAGCCGATACGTCTCCGGCTGTGAAACGTGTATACTACCCACTCTTCCGCGAAGACACGCCCAGCCGGCTGACGGATTCTGCTGTCCGTTCTCTCCGCACCAATGCCGACCAGCTTACGAAACTTCTTGCACTGTCCACGCCTGAGCCGAAGCACGTGGCGATTCTCCGTGCAAAGTGGTATATTCCTCTGGTGTCAACTGTTCTTCCTTCGCCTCGTGCACAGTTCGAGCAAATGTTCTACGGACTCACGCTTTCGCCCAAGACACCGTATGTTGGATTTTTCACCTCGAAGCAGGAGAAGATTCGTCACAAGTTTTATGTGAAGGATCCGAAGAACAAGGTTCCGTCTGTGGATGTGGCCATGTGGAAAGCCTGGACATCGACATCGCTTCCCCAGCGTCGTCTGCCTACGCTTTTGCTGTACCGCGGAACCTCTCGCACCTCATTCGACAGAATCGCCATTACATCGCGTGACATTCAGTGCACCATTGTTCGGGGCAAGGATGCGAAGGGAGACCTGGACGAGCTTCGGCTTGACATATACGACTGGCTGAAGTCGATGGACGCAGTCACACCGTTCATTGAGGCGGAAGACATGGCGGTCACTCGCTGGGAGCTTCAAGACCTGAGCCTGATGGGAACATACGGCAAAGATATCTCCGAGTTCGATTTACGTCGGTTCTCGTGTCTCCAATCGCTGTTCAGCTATCAGGATGGGACGTTCCGGTTGATGCGTGCGGATCGGCTGGCCGAGAACTTTACGCCTCTCGAAGTCCAGGCCTTTCAAGCATTACAGGACGCAGAACAGCCCGGTGTAAGCACGCTAACCGAAATCGGCATGACGCAGGACGACGCGGAGGCACTGTTTACCAAGTTCGTCAATCTCGGAGACGACCTGGACTTAGACCGTGTGCTAAAGGGGTTTCCCACCATTCGCTTCTCGAACAAGGAAGTGATTCTCTCTGCAGTGACGACAGTCGGACGTGCGATGAAATATGCGAGTATTCTGCGTCATGTTCTCTCGTCGGATGACGCCGATGTCAATGCAGCGTGTCCTCGTCGTGTCGAGGCCGTGGAAGCAGCAGCGGCGGTTCCTCAACAGGTGGCCGTCTACGCGGGTCAATTTGATGCGGATGATGATCTGTTCGCAGAACTCGGGTTAAGCAATGCCGCACCTCCCGAAGCTGCCGCCCCGGCCGCCGAAGCCGCTCCGCCCGAACAGGGGAAGAAGCGTGTGCGTGTAGCGGACAAGACAGTGTCGACATACAATTACTTCAACAAGCGACTCCAGGCCTTTGACTCCACCACGTTTGACAGTGCAATCTATCCCAAGAGCTGCGACAAGAACAAGCAGGTTGTCGTTCTCACGGCTGACGACGAGGCCAGGCTTCCACCGGAATACAATCCTCGCAACTACCCCGAGACTGCGAAACAGACCAAGGTCAAGGAAGCAAACAAGGAAAAGGAAGGCATCGATGAGTACAATGTCCACCTGATTCCACTCACATCCGGAGATGGCAAGGAAGGTATCGCCACGTGCCCGCAGTATTGGTGCATGACCGACCAGCTTCCTCTTCGCGAGGACCAGCTGGTTGAGAACACGTGTCCTCTCTGCAAGGGCAAGGTTCGCTCGGGCAAGGAAGAGGACGTCGTGGAGTTTTCGGTCATTAAGCGTGACCAATCATCGGTGTTTCCGAATTACATCGGCACAATCAAGGACAAGCAGATTCCCTGCTGCTACAAGGTGGAACATCCGTTCAAGGAGCTTCTCGTTCCAAAGTCGGAAAAGACGGACGACTCGTATATTCTCAGCTCGGCCAAGACACCGGCGATGCGAATGGGATACCTTGCGGAGGGTCTGGCCGCATCTCTTCGTGTTCCGGTTGGATACGAAAAGTCAATCAAGAAAAGCCGGTTGGATGCGGGAAAGGCTGATTTCTTTCGCGTGGGCCTCGGTCGTCCGAGCAAGACAATTCCATACTTTCTGGGTGGCGGCACGATTCCTGAACCCAAAGACGCACCCAAAAATGTCATGCTGTGTTCCTTCGCACGGACGTGGACAGAGATGGGCGAGGGAGACACGCCAGTCGACCGCATTGTCGCTGGAATCCAAACAGCCTACAAAGAAGGTCGGCTGACAATTCTCGATGAGCTCGAATATGTAACCTCGATTCTTCGGTGTGCGGTGATTCGGGTGAATTCAACAACATCCTCGGTGCTTTGCGGATTCTGGTCTGAAACCGTCAGCCCTCGCGAACGCACGATTGTCTTGATTGACGACGACATCCTTGCTCACGTCGCTCGCGGGACAGACAAGGCAAAGGGATTCGCGAAATATACCTACACCATCAACATCCGTGACCCGAAGTTTCCAAAGACGGCCACAACGGCAATCACGTCTCTGCATTCGCGTGCGTGTGTTTCGGATCGCCCTCGACTGGCCGATGCCCTCCAAGAAGTACGTGCCAAGGGACAGGACTTTCAGGTCGTGCTGGATCCGTTCAATCGCGTGCAGGCCATCTTTGTTCCAACCGTGGTCGTGTTACCCGTCCAGCCTTCGCCATACGAAGAATTGAGCGGAGTCCATGCTCGATCCGGGTATGCGGACATTCGGCCTGAAGAACTCCCAACCCGTGCAGCACTTCGCACCTTTCTCGACGGAACAACGCACAAGGGGTTCAAATGGGTGGAGGACCTGCACGATGTTGAAGGCCGAGTCGTTGAATCTCTGCTGGCATCCGAGTTCCGGGCTCCGTTCCAGCCAGAGGCGGCAAGTCCGGGCGATGCGAAGGAAGTGCTGTCGACCATGATGAGGACACCCGAAGGGGTCTTGGTCGATGGCAGCCCGAATTCCGACGATGTGTTGCGAGCGGATTCTATTTCCTACCAATCCGAAGTGTTTGAGTTTCTGTTGTTCTCGCTTTCAAAGGACATTCAAACATCCGAGTATGCGGACCTTCGCGAAGGAATCGCGTCACGTGGAGCCAACCTGTTCAAGCAACTCACGGCGTGGCTCAAAAAGGAAGCCCACTGGGACGCCACGCAAGGTCCCAGAGCCTTTGTCAATAAGGTGCGGACACCATGTGGACAGTTCCAACAAAAGGACGCGTGTAATGCGTCATCCTTGTGTGGGTGGAAGGGTAGTGTGTGTAAAATCAAGGTCGATTCGTCGGTTGATCGCACACAGATTCTGCGGCGGTTGACCAAGACATTGACCGACAATGACAAGCAACGTGCACTGGTGCTCGATGAGCGGTTGTCGCCCTTCTTTAGCACCGTGCTGTATATGGAGATGCCGCACGAGTTGATTACCACGAGCGTCTAGCGGCGACGAGTGGAGCGGTGCTTGCGGTGGCGACGGGTGCGACCGCCAATGTTGGGGTTCTTCTTTGACCTGCGATGAACCGTCAACTGTCCATATTGAGGACGATAATGAACATTAGAAAACTGGTGGTGTTCTCCGCGCGTGTCTACGGCGGGTCCGGAGGTCCTGAAGATGCGCGCTCCCGTCGCTCTGTCGCCCTCCGGCTGCTTCCTCGGCGTACGCGGTTTAGGGTCAAAGTCGGGCTTGTCGTGCTTGGTCATTTATCTTTCACTCGGAAAGATTTACGTCGTCGGAGGTTCCAAAGGAACTTACGCCTTCGGGGCAGTCTTGAGGAAGTGGACCTTCAGGAAGGACTGGAGGTTCAGGTACGTCACCTCATCCTTGTCCGAAACGCGGAGGAGCTTCGCCAGAACCGAGTTCGGCACGATGCGGCGCTTGAACGTCGGGTCGAAGCAGCTGTGCTCCTTGACGTAGTTCGAGATGAACTTGGTCACCTCCGTCTGCGAACGCTTCTCACCCGACTTGAGGCCCATGAAGGTGCAGAGCTCATCCGTCAGCGGACGCTGAACGAGAAAAGCATTGTTGGCACGGCGAGCCTCCCACGTCTTACGCTCCTCGGGCGTCATGTCCGCCGGGTTCTTCTTCTTCTTCTTCTTGATCTCGCGAGCCTCACGCTTGGTCGCCTTGATCGCATCGGCCACACTCTTGGTCGCCTCGCGGACACGCGTCGTCAGCTCCGTGGACAGGGCCTTGAGCTTCTCAGCCAGGCCAGCCAGGATCACATCCGAGCTCTCCGTGGCCTCAACAGCCGCCGGGGCAGACGGCGTCTCAACCGTCGGCACGGTCAGGACCGCCTTGGAGGGGGCAGCCGGCTTCTCGGCCTTGACCGCCTTCGCCTTGACGGTCTTGACGGGGGCAGCCGGCACGGGGGCGGCAACGGGGGCAGGGGCGGCGGCGACGACCTTCGGGGCAGCATCGGACTTCTTAGCGGGCATCTTGTTTGCCTTAACGGAAGCAGAAGAAGAGGACATTTCTAACGCACTGGTATACTCTTACCTCCGGCGGTCATGTAAACCACTTGGCGTAGAAATTCGGGGATAAGACGTTTTGTATAGACCAACAAACGCACCTTGGCTCCGATGTAATAGTTTCGATACGCAACAATCGGGTCAGGATGCTTGAATTCATCGGGCATGGCCAGTCGAGGCAGTGTCCATCCAATGTCCACCAGGCCAGCAGGCGAGTGGGCAGACAGCCACTCCAAATGTGCTTGCGTCTTGTGGACCTTGCCGTATCGGAAGGTAAACTCTGCACACAAGGCCAACCCAAGGCGACAGAGCCAGGTGTAGTTGGCCAGCGACTCGCGAATCCAGCGAGAGGACGGGTGATTAGGGTGGGTCTTGCGATAAGCTCCTTCGGGAACCGGAGACTCGTAGACCCAGTGGGCACAATACAGCAGCTGTGCAGTTTCCAGGATCATCTTCACCACGTGTTTATCGCAGTGAAGGCGAGCCGCTTCGTCGGGATCGAGAGACAGGAAGAAGATGTTCATGGTGGCAGACTCCCTTCCGGCTTGGCGTGCGTAAATCCATTTTAACAGCGGTATAATGCGGACAGCAACAAAAAGACTATATCATACGCCTGGCTGTCTGTCAGCATAATCGTCATGATGTTCAGCGAGTTGATGCTGGAGGCCGCAGAGTACTCGATGCCGCGAGCAACCATGGCAACGAGCCGTTGATTGGGGCGGGGCATTGCTCGCAGGTCATCGGATAAGAACCGAAACGCTACACGCAGATTCTCACGAGTCAGATTCGCGAATTGTTCTGGATGAACGTCCTCGAATCCGAACCCACGGAAGATCTGGGACAGGATTGTCCACCTGCGAACAATGTTCTCCTTCAAGTCTCTGGGTGGCGGAGGCACGGCCATCTTGTGCCGACGACGATACAGATGAAGCGTGCGAAGCCGAGTTAGATCCGAGTGAGCGATTGGGTTTTTCGTATACGGGTTGGTTGGAGACACAGCTCGCGTGAACCACTCCCATGCCGTTGCGAAATCGAACCACCACACCTTGTCCCCCTCCTGCAATCCAAAGTACTCAAACGGTGCTTGTTTCGTCTTTTCTTCAAAGGTGGCCAGATCCTCGTCATTGACGCACACTCCACGCCGAAGCACACCGGGTCCTGCCAATGTCAAGACGTGACGCACTCGCCATCCGCGATACAATGCCTGGACTTTCACAAACCGACGAATCTTCTCTTTATTCGCATCTGCCCAATATTGGACCGTCTTGCATCGTGCGTGAACTCCACACACAGTATGTCCAAGCAACGCAGTCGACCCACATTGGTCTGTCGACTTCTTGTTCCGCAGTGCCGCACACTGTTGCATTGCTTAGTTTGTATACATTCTTGAAAACTGGAAACGTGTGCGGAAAACGGATCCGGTGGCAACGAGGCCAAGAAAGCTCACACAATTCAATATGGCTACCACTGCAATCATCCCTTCTGAGAACCTGGACATCTCCCGCGTCAGCATCGGCGATATTCGTGCGAACAAGGCTGGTGGCAAGACCGTTCCGATCAAGTACAATGGCCAGGCATTTCAGGTCCGCATCCCTCGCATCTACTACCCTGCTGGCGTTGTGGTTCGCACGGACGAGCAGTCCGGTAAGCGTAACTACAGCCTACTGGCTTCGCTCAAGGGCTGCGACTCCTATGCCAAGGAGCGTAGTGCGGATGGCAGCGATGTCGGTGCCTTCTACAACTTCTGCCTGGACATGCAGGAGAAGCTCATCCAGCACGCAATGGTCAACTCGGGCAAGTGGTTCGGTAAGGCCAAGTCCGAGGCTGTTCTCCGCGAGACCATGAAGCCGATTCTCACACCGAGTGTTGAGAAGGTCAATGGCGAGTGGATTCCGAATGGCAAGTATCCGCCTTCGCTCCGCATGAAGATCTCGATCTGGGATGGCCAGGTCGGGATGGACGCGGTGGATGAGAAGGGCAATGCGATTGTTCTGACTGAGGACAATCTGGAGCAGGTCTTCGCTAAGCGTATCGAGGGCCGCATGGTTCTGGCTCCGAGCGTGTATGTCACTGGCACTGGCTTCGGTGTGACGTGGCGTGTCGTGCTGGCCAAGGTGTTCCCGCCGTCCCGCGTGGGTGCCAAGGCGGCGTTCGCCGACATCAAGGAGCCGGAGGATGATGCCGAGGACAAGCCGGCCAAGCTGGACATGCCGGTTGCGGATGCGTTCCCTGACGAGGAGGAGGATGAGGAGACTAAGCCGCGGTCTCCAACTCCTCCACCTGCACCAGCACCGGTGGCTCCTCCACCGGGTCCGAAGAAGCAGCGGAAGGCACAGGCGGTTCAGTGAACCCAAGTAAAGACCAGACAGAGGAGCCGCCTTTAGGCGGCGTGTGAACAACCATTCGATCATCAATAAAAAACACCTTTTCCTTTTCGGGGATGGACAGTGGGGCCGCTACGCCACACGGAAAGGCAGACATGGAAACCCGCCCGCAGGTGACACAGCTATATACGGTGGGTCGCTCAATCAGGACGTCAACCGTAACAATACGCATGGGTCCACGCAGACATCGCTCAAGGAGCTGTGTAGGCGTCGTCCAGCCCTCGGTCATGCATTGTTCATATGCGTGTGTTGGCATCTCCTTCCAGAGGGTATCGCCCGCTGTCCATCCGTCTTCTTGTAGGAGGGTGCCAAACACATTGTCCTTGTACCACAAGAGCGAAACATCGGCCGGGTTGGCCAGAGCGTGTTCAGACACGCCCACCCGATCAAGAGACGTTGGATCATAAAGCCAATATACATTCGCATGGGTGTATCGCGGGTCTCGTGCACCGCGATATACCTGTTGCCCTGCCATCGTCCACAGGTCAGATACAATGTTGATGTCGTGTTCAGTAATGTCAGTGTCTACATCGTAGACAACCGATCGATCAATCGTCGAGAACATTACTTACGAGAGCGTTTGGTTTTGCGGCGAATTTAACGGCGACGGGTGCCTCCCGTCCCCTGCTTCTTCTGCTTCTTGAGTTTCGTGATACGGCGGTTCAATTCTTTGAGTTTCTTTTCAAGCACCCCGTGGTGTGCCCGTTCCGCCATCGTGAGCGACTCACCTTCTCCCTCCAGCCTCTCCTTCTCGCGCCTGAGTTTGTTCCGTTCCTTGCGGGCGTCATCTATATCCATTCCACCACGAAGTGTGCGATGGGAAGGCATTTATATGTAGCCCATCAAATTTATCCGCACTAATCGAAGGTGATCTTGACGGGGACATCGTGAATGCGAACGGACTTGGTGGCCGAGCGGCTCAGCTCACGACGCTTACGACGCTCGGAGTCCTTGGGCTGAACCACATGCGAACACTCTTCCATGTCTCCATGGATCTCGTCATAGTGAGCATCCAGGTAATCAAGCACCTCGTCCTGAATGGCCCACTCGAAGAAGTTCAGCTGCCCCACTGTGGTATCCAGGCCGCGGAACTGGATGCGCTTCCATCGGCAGAACGGGTCAAACATCTTTTTGTTGTACGCCTTGAGGTGAGACTTGTAGACCAGGTACACAATGACGTGATGGTTTGACTTAGCCATGAACGAAACATTGTGCTTCTTTGAGTAATTGGTAACAAACCAATCCAGCAACCTGAGGCTTAACCGCGACTTCCCCGACAGGACCTCCTCTACGCGGCGGAAATTATCGGGGTCAGAGTAGAACTTTTCCAGACGGTGGAGAACCCATTGGTCCTTGCTCTGAATCGTCTCCATATCGATTCTGTGTTCCAGCACTGAAAATGAGTTTTCCAACGTGACGCATGAATAAACGCAATGGAAGATGTCGTCACTCAATGGTTGAAGGAACCGCCGTATACCCATATGAAGAACCGCCTGAAACCGCTCGTCATGTTTCTGACTCTGCTGGTTCCGACGCTCAGCTATACGCAGGCCCGCCGCCGTGTCTTTGCAGCAGCCGAAGAGGCGATGAAGGGAGACCTGGGACGCATATGGACTCGCGACCGATGCGTGCGGCGAACGATCCGTATCTACGGCATGAATGACCAGCGGACATCTGCGTGGCATGCCAAGCGAGGCGAGATGGTCACGGCATCGGAGGTCTCAGGTGTGTTTACTGGCGGAGAGACGCGACGGGCCTTGGTGGTCCGCAAGCTTACCCCGCCGCAGCCCACCGGTGGGAACATTGCTCTTGCCTTAATCTGGGGAACTCGCATGGAACCTGTCGCAAAGGCACTGTACGAAGCCGAGACAAAGTGTAAAATTGTGGACGTGTCCTGTGTCCAGCACCCGGTCCATTCCTTTCTTGGTGCGTCGCCCGATGGCATTGTGTTTCCAAACGACCCAACGGACGTGCATAGGCGTGGACGATTGGTTGAGTTCAAATGCCCATTCTCGCGTCCTCAGACAGAGGGGATTCCGGATGCCTACGTGCACCAGATGCAGATGCAAATGGAGTGCACGGGCATTGACGAGTGTGAGTATGTTGAATTCAGGTTCAAGCAGGTCTTCTCCTCCGAGTGGATGAACTCGACGGAAACAAAGGGAGCCCTCGCAGTCTTTGACGACAATTCAGTCGAGTATAAGCCCCAAAACATGCCGTTGCACGAATGGGTGCCAACGGTAACGGACCGCGAGCCGCAGTATGTGTTCTGGCTGTTACTGTCCACGAAGAAGGAGTTCCTTCCCAAGGACACAACATGGTTGCCTCGTCATCTTCCGGCCCTCCGCGAGTTCTGGGACGAGGTGCTTGCCCACCGAGCAGCTGGAACCATGCCACCTCCTCCGCCATCAAAGGTGGTTACACTTGACATTTGATAACGCCCGGAAAGTAGTAATCGGATTGCACATACCCAGATGTATACCATCGGTCGGGCATCACAATTTTTCGGTCCGGATTCAGGAAGGCTCCCCACCACGAGAAGGATGAATTGGCACAGATACCGCCAGCACACTGGCTCATGAGATACAATGTATCGATCTCCGACTCCATGACAAGCGTGTACTTCACATCGGCCAGCCAGGGCCGAGACACTGCATACTCAATGTCGTTCGTCACCACAAGAAAGTGAGCATCTGGGAAGTGGGTCATGGCACGTTGATAATAGTCATCCAGATGGAGGTCGTGGACTGCATGCCCAACATAATCGCCGCCTCGAATGTGGAGGAATATGCGGTCCTTGGCAGGATATCGAGTCAGCACCTCAGGCGAGAACTGCAGCCGACGAACAAAGTCTGCGTCGATATACCGCCAATCCTGAAAATACCCATTCATCTCCGGATTGGGACTCCAGCGGAGAAGACCACGCCAGTCCGTGTATGCCATGGATGGTTCTAAAACTTTGGATGTCGGTTTCACATTCGAGTACAGACTCTTGAACTGACGTAGGATCGTGTCAAAATACGACAGCTTCGAATGCGGCGATGGATTCGCAAGGCTCTGAATATACGGCACTCGACGCGTGAGGCGTGCTACGTGCAAAAGTGCAGCGAGCTGGAACAGTTGGTTTCCCAGCCCTCCTGCCAAGTCAACCGTCAGTGAAAGCGGCATTTACGTATGAACGGCGGTGATTTCTAAATGACAGTCACGTTCGTTACTGCGTTTCTGGACCTCCATGAACCCAGACCAACAGATCGAACCGCAGAACGTCGCATGGAGTTCTTTCGGATCCTGAACGCCACAGGTATCCGCATTCACCTCTTTGTCAGCCCAGAGTATGCGGACAAGGTGGAGGTGACGAACGGTGTGAAGGAGGTGATTCAACTGGAAGAGCTGGACACATACAGAGTTGCTCCCCGGGGCCTGCCCGAGACTCGCAACGAGACGCACGACACTCGCAACTTCCTGATTCTCATGAATGCGAAGATTGAGTTGGTGACACGGGCAATGGACTCCGGCCGTCATTCGGGAATGCACTACGCGTGGATCGACTTCAATATCTTCCACGTCTTGAACGAGGAGCGTGGAATCGAGCAGCTGCGGTCTCTCTCGAATCGCGTGTATCCAGACACCTG